CTAGTAACGCCTCTTTCTTGTTGGCAATAATTTGTGACTCATCACCAAATAAGATGCGATAAATACAGCCAGCAATTCTAGAATCGTCATCATTACCTGTAGCTTCTATTAGCTGTTCAAAATCAAAGCCGTGGCGAGTTTCACCTAATATCGCTTCTAATCTATCAATTGTTTGATCTGGTATATTCATCGTCATATCCTTTAAAAAGTAGGGCAATGAACCGCCCTATAAACCTACTGCAAGTAATCATTTCAACTTAGCGCCATATCAAGCCTGTCCTATTGGAGTGCGGCGAAGTGTTGCTTTGTCGATGTTTATAAGTTTATCGAATGCGATAAGACAAGTCAAGCACTTATTATCATATTCGATAAATAATTTGCGATAGACGTAAAAAAGCCAGCAATTAAGCTGGCCTTATTTATAAGTATGTATTACTTTCCTGTTTTATACTCTTCTAAATCTTCTGCTGCTTTCATTAGTTTTTCGTATAAATCATCTTCGGTTTTAGATCGCTGTTTAATGGCTGGCGGGTTGCTTGCATCAAAGACAGGGGATAGCAATTGCCATGATTGCATATCAAAGAAATAAGCAATCTTATCAACGACATCAATGCCTGTAGAGTTAACAGCATCTAATAACCTTTGCAATGAGCCGATGCTGATAGCCATATCTTTATTGCGAGCTTTAGATTCAAGATGCGTTTTATTAAGGTTTATTTTCCCATATCTGTGAATCATTAACGCCTCAACATTGGCTTTTAATATCTTTTTGCTATCCATTATTAAATAGTACATATATTTATTTATCAAATCCGATAGATTTAACTTGTATATTCTTATCGGATGCGATAAGATGTTGGACATGGACACAAATACTATTTATGTAAAAGAAAAACTGAAGGCGATAACACTTGCCGATATGGAAGCTATATCTCAAGAGGTTGGAGTTCCTTTCAATACCCTTAAACGCATTCGTTATCAAGAAACGATTGACCCTAGGAGCGCGACTATCACGCCTATATTCAATCATTTTAAAAGTAAAGAATAAATAATTCATGAGTCACAGCTTAGCGTGACTCTTATTTTTTGACAAATAGCGAGACACACCATGAGACACCAAGACACACAAACAAAGCAAATGTATGTTGCTGAAGAGGCACAAAGCGAGGCTATCGAAGTGGTGCCAAGCAAGACATTAAAGGGCATAAGCTCCTTAAAACGTGCATTTGAAATATCTGTAACTCGTAGTGGCTTTAGTCATGATTCAATCGGGGATGCTATTGGAAAAAGGCGTGAGCAGGTCACTAAATTTGTCGGTGGCTCGGCTGGGCTTACAGCCGATGCAATAGAGGATTTAATCAACGAAACAGGCAATATTATTCCTCTTCAATACTTACTCCGTAAATATGGATATGTAGCGGTTAAAGACCCCAATCTAGAGCGCAGAGCTACCTTGCAAGCTGAATTAGACAAGTTGGTTGCGGTTGCCTGATGAAGTGGTTTAAACACCATGCGAACGCTCGCAACGATGAACGCATTGCTTTATTAGAAGATAAAGCAGGATTAGAAGGCTATGGTTTTTATTTCAAAATGTTAGAAATAGTAGCTTTAGTTATAGACGCTTCTAACAAACATGAAGTGACTTACAGCCTATCGAGGTGGGGTCGTCAAGCAAACATCACGTCTAAAAAATTCATTTTTCTATGCCAATGTTGCTCTGACGTTGGCTTGATGTTGGTTCAACGTGGCTCTGACAACATCACCATCAAAATACCTAACCTATTGAAATATAGGGATAACCACACTAAAAACTTGCAAGTAACTTCTAAGCAAGAAGTAGATATAGATATAGATAAAGAAGTAGATAAAGAGAAAGATAAAAACAAAACAAAAAGCGCGGATAAATCCGCTGTAGAAAAATTACCAATTCCAGACTTTATCCCAATCGAGCTTTGGAATGATTTTTTAGAAATGCGTAAAGGCTTAAAAGCCAAAAATACCATTCCTGCAATCAAGTCATTAATTACCGAACTTAAGAAAATACGCGACGCTGGACACGACCCATCTCTGGCGATTCAAGCATCTATTCGCTCTAGCTGGAAAGACGTTTACATGCCAAAAGGCAGGGCGGTAAAAAATATAGCAACTGAAAACAAACAAAACACAGACGCAGCATACGAAAAACTATTTGGCAATCAGTCAGAAAAGGACATCACAGATGAATCAGCAAGACTTTAAACCATTCTGCGAACACTTAGATTTAGTTGCAGAACAATACAACAAAACATTATCAGACGGCTTGAAAATGCTTTATTGGCAAGGCTTAGATTCATACGACTTTGATGCTGTTAAGCAAACAATGGGTAGACATTTGCAAAACCCTGATAACGGTATGTTTATGCCTAAGATTGCAGACTTTGTGAAGATGATGCAGGGCAGTACACAAGACAGCGCCATGATTGCATGGGCTAAGGTTGATAAGGCAGTTAGAGGTGTTGGTACATGGTCTAGCGTTGTGTTTGATGATGGCTTAATACACAAGGTTTTGCAGGACATGGGCGGCTGGTTGGCTGTGGGAATGAAGCAGAGCGATGAATGGCCTTTTGTTGCCAAAGAATTTGAAACTCGCTATCGCGGTTATAAGCAACGTAATGAGTCTGTAGAACATCTGCCTGTGATGATTGGTCGCGCTGAATCAGAGAACTTTGTTAATGGTTATCACAAGTCTGACAACCCTGTATTAATTGGCAATCACGAACAGGCGATGGCTGTTTTAGCAAACGGCAATAAGAAATCAAACCTTCAATTTAAATCACTATCCGAGACATTGAGCCTGCCTAATAAAAACACAGGGGAGGTTACAGCATGAACACAACAACCAAGCTAGGCATAGGCTTAATCTTACTTTTTATCGCGCTAGGTGTAACGCTACATTTTGCTGATGAGATTGATGGTGTAGTGGTTGAGCGGGGCGCCAACTAATGAGGGGTGTAAAAATCAACTACAGCAAAAATGAGCTTGCTTACATTAAAGACAATTGCACCTTACCTATTGCTGAATTACATAGCAGCTTTGTAAAGAAGTTCAAGCGGGATGATGTGAGCATTGTTAATTTAAATGCACTTAGAAAGCGTAATAGCTGGAGAACAGGCCGCACTGGTTTCTTTCAAAAAGGTGAACAAGCTTGGAATAAGGGCATGAAAGGTTGGAGTGCTACAGGCACGGAGGCAACGCGATTTAAGAAAGGCACAAAGCCGCCAAATTACAAACCCGTAGGCAGCACAAGAATACAAAGCGATGGCTACGTCATGATGAAGATGGCAGAGGGTCTGTATCAGTGGAAATTATTGCAGCGAGTGGTGTGGGAGCGCATGAACGGCAAGATTCCAAAGGGCATGGTTTTAATTTTCCTTGATGGTAATAAGCAAAACATAAAAATAACCAACTTAAGCCTATACACCAGAGTCCAGAACATGCAGAGAAATACTATGCACAACTATCCAAAAGAGATTGCACTCGCTATTCAGCTACAGGGTGCAATTACCAGACAAATCAACAAACGGAGTAAACAAAATGAGCAACATAGATACGCTTAGAGATCACTTATTTGAAACATTACAAGGCTTGAAAAGTGGCGCTATTGACACAGAAAAAGCAAAAGTTATTGGTGATGTATCACAAGTAATTATTAACAGCGCAAAGGTCGAGGTTGATTTCATTCGCGCTAATGGTGGTGGTCAATCTAAATTCATTACATCGGATGTTAAGTCAATCACACAAACGCCGACAGGATTAAAAACGGTTAATGGCGCTAGTACGGTGCATAAATTAATTTGAAATGGCAACAACAATCCAAGTATCACCTAAAGAACGGCGCTTACACGATATGCAAAGTAAACGTAGGTGAGAAGGTGATTTATGAGTTATGGCACGGTAGCAACTGTATTGATAGAGGTGATGTAGAGGGTATGAAAGCTAGACATTTACAGGAGGTTAAACGATGACAGATTGTTACAAATGCGGAAATAAGGTTGAACCAGCTATACAAGAGTTTTTTGATGAAGTTGAAGATCAGATGGCGAAGTACGCTAAAAATGACAGCCCATTCAAACCTGAATGTGGCGATTGTCTAGCAGAGCATCACAACATTGATGTTGCAATAGAAACTAAACATTTAATCCATTAGGGGAATTTTATGACTAGATTAACAGTAGCTGGAATGGCTTTAATTATCTTAGGTTTTTCATTAGCAGCAAGTGCGGAGGATATGCCAAGCACATTCGTTCATCAGTACACCGATGATGTGCAGATAGTGCTACAGCCTGAACCGTGTGACGCATCAAATGTAAAAAAGGGATGGGCAGCTTATGCCGAGAATGAAAAGGGTGAGAGGGCTGCAGGGTGTTGGATAAGGGGTATGCAAGTGCCAAACATGCCGCCAGTAGTAGAAATACATCTAGAGCTAGACGGTAATTTTATTGATTACACGCTGTACCAAGATAAGTTTGAAGCTAAGTATTAATTTTAATAGGAGAGTTTGTTATGTTTGAAAGTTTTTTTGTTTCGACAGAGGAAGCGCTAGAGGCGGGGTTAACCCATAAAGCAAAACTTTATGGCGTAAGTGTTTTTGTAGCAAACCCAAATAAGGCAGATATTGGAGTCGCTTGTAAGTTCCAGCCATTTATTTTGTGGACATCATTTATTGATTTTTTAATGGGGCTTTGCTTGTTATTCGTAACTAGTGACAAAGAATTTGTATTGCCATTGCGTGATTTGAAATTGATTAAGGAGATTTAGCTATGGGGGATGTGGTCGAATTTAGAGGAAATAAGAATATAAATAAAACACCTGATGAGGCATTGAAAGAGGCAATGGGAGAAATGACGGATGTATTTATTCTTGGTTATGACCATGATAATCGACCTTATTTTTCTAGCACAACATCAGACGGCGGTGATTTGTTGTGGCTTATAGAAATGTTTAAAAAGATGCTTCTCAATGGGGACTTAGAGGCTTGAATAAATACACTCTAACTAACGGCAACCACTCTCATCTATTCAAGCAGCTAGAAGCACTTGACCCTACGGAGAGGTGGGCGGTTAGCTGGAAGCCGTGGAAAAGCAAGCGAAGCTTAGACCAAAACGCAAGGTACTGGAAGCTGGTAACAGCGTTTGGCGAGCATGTAGGTTATGAGCGTGACGAAATGCATCAATTGATGGGCTACAAGTTTTTACGGTATGAAAAGATATGCAGAGATGGGCTAAGACGAACATTTATACCATCAACAACAAAACTTAACACGGCTGAAATGGCTGATTATCAAGAGCGCATAGAGAGATTAGCAGCACAACAGGGATTTATTTTTGATGAAGGTTAAGCAGAAGAAATGCAAGGTATGCGGCACATTGTTTACGCCTTACTCAAGCACTACCCAAGTATGCACAACATACGGCATAGAGTGCGCTAAGACACACGCAGAGAAGGCTAGAAAGCGATTAGAAAAGAAACGGGCAGTAATAGAGCGTAAGAAAACAAAAGAGGCTATAGCAAAGATTCAACCTAAAAGCTACTGGCTAAAGAAAGCACAATTTTGGTTCAATAAATTTATAAGGCTGAGAGATGAAAATAAAGGGTGTATTAGTGCTGATGGATCAAGCAATCACAACGGACAGCGACACGCAGGACATTATCGCAGTGTTGGAAGCGCTCCCCATCTCAGATTTGACGAGCGTAATTGTCACGGACAGTGTGCACACTGCAATAACTGGCTTAGTGGAAATCAACAAAAGTACAGACTTGGGCTTATCTCTAGAATCGGTGAAGAAACCACAGAAGCATTAGAAGCTGATAACGAGGCTAAGAATTACACGATAGAAGATATACAAGCGATTGAATTATTTTATAAACAAAAGTGTAAAGAGTTGGAAGGGTTAAAAAATGAATATTGAATTAGATGATTACAGGTTGATTTTTGCAAAGGCTGCAATGGGTGTATCAGTTAGAGAGATTCAGGGCATACGCGATCAATCTACTAGCAGCGCAAGCTCTACACTTGGCAGGATGGTTAAGCGTGGCTTTCTTGTTGGTAGGGTTGTTCGTGAAACCGCCCACAATCAGAAAAGATACTATCAAGCGGATGGCGGCATAGATAAGCTAGAGGATTGGCTAGAGGTGCAAGAGAAGAAAAAAGCAAGCTCAGAAGCTAAAGAAATGGCGGCAATAGAGGCAGCAGAGAGAGCGCCAGCAACTACTGCTAAGACAGGCTGGACTCTTAAAGATGAAGTAGAGAAGAAGGCCAAGCCACTTAGAGAAGAAATTAGCCCAGGCAGGACAATAATAAACGGGGTGTCAAATCTCAGGGTAAGAAGCAGTAAGCCACCATCACCTAAAGCTTACCCGTCTGGCAGCACTTTAAGCACAGCATTTTAACTAAAGGAATAACATGACACTAGAACGTCTATATGAATGCTTAGAAGAATGGCGCGATTATTACAAGCATAGCAATGTTGAAAGTGAGTTCGGGTTAGGCTTTCCTAAAGAGTCTTTGGTTGTTCAATGTGGAGGTTCTAGTTCACCTGATACGTTCGACCACATGTGCGAAGAGATTGATAGTAAGGTTGTTAGGGATATTGACGCGCTTATTGACAGTTTAAGCTTTCCTCAAAGGGATGCTATGCGACATAAATGGCTAGGAAATAGTAAGACTTGGCCTACACAAGAGATGGATTATGCAGATGCTTTAGAGTCATTGCTGAAGCTTGCGGAGAAAAGGGGGATGGTGTGACATTAAAACAACAATATATAGATAATATGAATTTATTTTATCAATATGTTGCACAAAGCTGTGATTATGGTATTATTGGGGTAGGGGAAGTGCGCCAGTAAGAAATGGTTATACTAACAAACAGTAATATTAGCTATAACTAAGTATTTATACACATGATGATTAACATTCACTGGATGTGTGATTAGCTCAGAGTAGAGCAGGGGTTAATATATCCTCGGTCGGCGAGTAAGGTAAGCCATCACTTTTATTTAGTCATCAGCTGTATAAGTGTTAAGGCTAATAGGTGTGACTATTCTTCTCCATTGACCTCTTTTGGTAGATGCCTTAAGCAAGCATGCTGTAATGGATGTCGTAAACCGCTAGCACGTTAGAATCGTGTCATAACACTTATTCAACACAAGCTCATATCTTAACGGATGTGGGCTTTTTTCATTACTACGCCTATATATTCTCGAGTAGATAGGTAAGTAACAGCGGTACACTGCCAGCGAGTGTTCACCTGACGGGGTACGACTAGCCCAGTAGACGACTAGACCGCGAAAAGTCACTTAAAGGATTTGATATGAATAAAGTTAATTTCCATTTCGATGATGCTCGAATATCTTATTTCAGGGGCTATTTTAGCAACAGTGGCATTATCCCTGTTTCTAGCGTAGAGGGTGTAATGATCTCATTAGGCGCTATTAGGGTGACAAGCAAATAACTAATTAAATTCGTCTAGCTCTCAATTAAGAAAAGAGCTATTAAACGATACATCCCTAGATTACAGTTTAGCGCACTGATGATGTGAGAAGCGCGACAAACAATCACAAGCTGCCTAAGGGTGGCTTTTTTAATGGGCGTTACATATGACGACTAGAAACGACATAACAGGCGACTTAATTCACAGTATGCCTACAGAGAAATATAAACAAAACTTTAGCAATATTTTCCCTAGCAAAGAGGATAAGTATCAAGCGGCAAAACTGCTTAAAAATGACATGAAAGAAAATTATCTTAATGGCATTGGCTTGGTGTTAAGTGACTGCGCTAGAAAGAAAGCTGAGACTTTGCTGAAGTCGCGCATTACCGATGATGACATAACTAAATTGATAGCGATTGTGGTCGAAGATTGCGGAAAACATAAGAAATAACAAATTTTAAACAGGTGAATAATCCAAAGGGAACTCACGAAAAATGCAAAGAGGACAAAAAGATAAGGTTGAATCAACCAACAAAGGCGGCGCGCCAGTAGGGAACACTAATGCGGCAAAGGCTAGGCAAGTAACAGCCATGCTTGAAGCAGCGCTAGGTAAGAACGATAAGAAGCGGTTAAGGGATGGTGTTGAGCAGATAGCCGACGCATTCGCCAATGGTGAAGTGTGGGCAATTAATACAGTGTTTGATAGATTAGAGGGTAAGCCAGCACAAACTGTTATAGGCGCTGGTGATAACGGCGAGATATTAACAAGCCTTACAGTTGAGTTTGTAACTAGTGGCTAATGTTAAGTTTCCTGACCGCTTATCTTTCCTGTTTGAGCCAAAACGCTACAAAGTAATAAGAGGTGGTCGAGGTTCGGCTAAGTCATGGAGTGTGGCAAGAGCTTTATTGATTAAAGGAACCAAAGAGCCTCTACGCTTCTTATGTACCAGGGAAATACAAAAGTCTATTCAGCAATCGGTTCATCAACTGTTAAGCGATCAGATACAAACATTAGGCTTATCTAAATTCTATGAAGTATTAAAGACTGAGATACGCGGCATTAACGGAACGGAGTTTTATTTTGCAGGGCTTAGTAGTGAGACAGTTGACAGCTTAAAGTCTTATGAAGGTGTTGATGTTGTTTGGTGTGAAGAGGCACAAAATGTTTCAAAGCGTTCATGGGATATATTAATTCCAACAATACGTAAGCCTAATTCTGAAATATGGATTACATACAATCCTGACTTAGATACAGACGAAACGCACCAACGCTTCACTATTAACCCTCCTGACAACTGTACTAATGTTGTGATGAACTATACAGAAAATGTATGGTTCCCTGATGTGTTAGAGCAAGAGCGATTACATTGCTTTAAGACGCAGCCTAAAGACTACCCGAACATATGGGAGGGTAAGTGTAGGCCAGCAGCAGAAGGCGCTATCTACTACGATGAAATGCAACAGGCTCAAGATGATGGCAGGTTATGTAATGCGCCATATGATCCAAAGCTATTGGTTCATGTTGTGGTTGACTTGGGCTGGAATGATGCGATGTCAATCATCATGGTGCAGCGTAACGGCTCAGAGCTTAGAGTTATTGATTACATAGAAGATAGCCATAAGAAGCTAACCGATTACTCACAGATGCTTAAGGATAGGCCGTATTCATGGGGAAATATGATATTGCCTCACGATGGTTACAACCAATCAGTAAATGCTGATAGCGCAGTAGAGATTATGCGCGGCTTAGGTTGGAGCGTTCCGACAAGAGAAGAACTAACGGAAATGAATATAGAGAACGGCATTAAAGCTGCTCGCATGGTATTCCCTAGAGTTTATTTTGACAAGACTAAGACGGCTAGATTAATCGAATGCTTGAAGCGATATAAGCGCAACGTAAGCAATAAAACAGGTGAAGCGGGTAAACCACAGCATGATGAGTTTTCGCACGGCGCAGACGCTTTCAGGTATCTAGCATTAGCAATTGACTTAATGGGCAATGGCATGGCTTATAAAGAGATTAACTATAACGTAAGGCCACTAATTTAATGAAAATAACCCAAGATGATATAGAGGCGGCTTACCAACTTATTAAAAGCGAGGCGGCGAGTAGTTGCAAACATTACGGCGAAGTAAAGGTCGGCATGAAAATTAAAGTTAAAACAAGCGATGGGAAAGACGTGGTTGTATCTGTCACTTATAAGGTTTTGCCGTGAGTTGGGTAGATGCTGGCGTTTGCTGGAATTGGCAAGGCGGTGCTGATGCTGCAAAAAAGCCGCCAACAGAAAAGACTATACATAGAGCATTGGTATCTAAAGGCGGTGATTTTTCAATGAAGATTGCATGTGTTGTTGTTGACACATGGCCTAATGGCTTTGCATACGCAAGAGAGATTAACCAGGCAGTTATCAATACATACAAATTCATGGGCTACAAAATTAAATATCCGAAGGCTATAAATGAAATCTAACATTAACGAAGATCAGGAATATGAGCTTTTATCGGCTTTGAATGCTGAAGAAGAAAGCGCGGCTGAGTATACCCACGGCAAGTTGGCACAAGACCGTGAGAATGCTATGAGTGAGTATCTTCGCGAGCCTTACGGTAATGAAGAAGAAGGCCGCAGCGGTGTTATCTCTAGTGATGTGATGGACGCTGTAGAGGGCATGATTCCTGACATCTTGGATGTATTTGTGTCTAGTGATAAAGCGGTACAGTTTGACCCTCAAAGCGAAGAAGATGCAGAGGGTTCAGAGCAAGCAACAACAGCATGTAACTATGTTTTCTATCGCCAGAATAATGGCTTTTTAATTCTATACACTGCTATTAAAGACGCTTTGTTGATGAAAACTGGCGGCGTTAAGTGGGGTTGGGAGGAGAAAAGAACACCAGACTTTACGACTTATAAAGGTGTTACAGAGGCACAAATAGCTCAATACTTAGCTGAAAATGAAGATGCCGAGATATTAGAAAAAGAAGAACGAGAAGAAGAAACACAAGATGAGCAAGGCCAACCAATCCAGCAGATTGTTTATGATTGCAAAGTACGCATAGTCAAAACAAAAGGCAAAGTTGTATTACACAACATCCCGCCAGAAGAATTACTGGTATCACGCAACCACTCAAGCATTCTGTTGGATAACTGCCCTTATGTGGCTCATGTATGCCGTAAGACATTATCAGATATGCAGGAAATGGGCTTTAATGTTGATGTTGAAGATTTAAAAGCCTCAATGAGTGATTATGATGATGAGTCAGAAAACTTACGCAATGACAGCTATGATGATGACGAATTAGATCATCGTGGTGATGATGAAATGCAAGAGGGCTGGCTTAAAGAAGAATATATATTATTCGACTTAGACGGTGATGGTATTGCAGAACGTTTACGTGTTTATCGTTTAAATGACACTATCCTAGAAGTGCAAGAGGTTTCACATGTGCCATTGGCAGCATGGACACCTACAATACTAACGCACCAATTCTATGGCTTATCTATTCATGACTTTGTAACAGACATCCAGAAAATGAAATCTGAAATCTGGCGGCAAACAATGGATAATTTGTCATATACAAACAACCAGCGCACGGCTGTATTAACAGATCAGAACGGCAATCCAAAAGCAAACATTGACGACTTATTGAACCCAAGACCAGGGGGAATAGTTCGTGAGTCTGTAGCAGGTGCAGCTAGGCCAATGGATCACCAGTGGTTAGGCGGTCAAACCATCCCTATGTTTGAGTTCTTAGACCAGAATAAAGAGAACCGCACAGGCTTCACAAGATATTCACAAGGCTTAGACAGTGATGCGTTAAATCAAACGGCTCGCGGTGTTAGCCTAATAATGAATGCCAGCCAGAAACGCATGAAGTTGATGAGTCGCATACTAGCTGAGTGTTTAGTTGCCCCAATGTTTAGAGGTATATTTAAAACGCTATCTGATTATTCAATGGATGAAATCAGCTTTAAGCTAAGTAATAAGTTTGTTAAGTACAATCCTCAAGAATGGCGTGACGGCTATGATATGGTTATTAACGTTGGATTAGGTACAGGCGATAAAGAGCAGAATATGCTTGCTTTCCAACAAATAGCTATGGCTCAAGAGAAGTTGCTAGCTGGTGGTAAGAATAACCTAGTCAGCGATAAGAACATTTATAACTTGACTAGCCGCATGTCTGAAAACTCAGGCTTTAAAGATGTTGGTGAGTTCTTTACTGACCCTGAAGATAAAGAAGCACAGCCGCAAATCCCGCCACAAGTACAGCAGCAAATTCAACAGATGCAAGAGGCGTTAAAACAGGGTGGCGAAGAATTACAGAAAACTAAAGAAGAAAACGACAAGCTCAAGTCTGAAAATGAAGTTAAGAAAACCGATGTTAATCAGTTACAGGCTGAGAAGTCTGTCGATGCTCGCATTCACCAATTAGAAAAAGTAATGCTTCAAGCTAGTGGTGAATTATCTAACAGCAATTTAGAAGTAGATATTGAGGGCAATGTATTAGATCGAGATAAGAAGCGCAAAGTCATGAGAATGCAAGCGCCTAGTGGCAAGGTTTACGAGGCCGTTGTTGAAAATGGCGTTATTCAGGTAGCGACTTCAGACGGAGAGCAATTAACAGGCAGTATTCAATAACATTTAATCAAATTATCAAGCCGCCCTATGGTGGTTTTTTTATGGGAGTAAGAAATGGCAACTTTTAACAAATATCAACCAGCATCAGAGGCTTTAGTCAAAGGGGTTAATATTGCAACAGACACATGGCGCATTATTCTAAGCAACACGGCTCCTGATGTAACAGACACGAACCAAGCATCAGCTTCTGAGCTAACAACAGCTAATGGTTATACAGTAAACGGCAATACTTGTGCTGTGACGACATCAGCCAATGCTTCTGGCGTAACTAAACTAGTTTTAGCAGACCCTACACCGTGGACGGCTACAGGCGCAGGCTTTACCGTTCGCTACGCTATTTTATGGAATCAAACAGCAGATGTTTTATTTGGATGGTGGGATTATGGATCAAGCCAATTAGTTGACGGCGCTACAAGTGACACATTTGCACCAGACTTAAGCGCAGCTAATGGCGTGTTTACGGTATCTTAACAATGAACAAACTACTAGTATCTTTATTCCTATGCGGAATTGCTGCACTGTCTTTAGAGCTTAAGGCCGAAGTTGACATTAAAACAACATCGCCAAATGTAAAGCTTATTGGTGCTGATGGTCAAGAGTTAGAAGGTGTTGCAAGTTCAACTAATGAGATTCAGCTTATGGATAAGGTGATTAAGTATTCCAAAACACTTACAGAAAGCGAAACGATTACAGCTATCCGCAATTACACCTTTGAGATTACGGTTACGCCTGATGCTGATACGCCACCAGTAGTTGATGTTCCCTTAACTTGTGATACAGGCTTCGAGCCTAACGGCACAGGTGATGCTTGTGTGGCTATTCCTGATGAACCAGTTGACACAGCCGCACCTGAAACACCAGTAGAAACTATCAACATAGCAGACTACACACTTGGCGCTAGTGAATGGGGTACGTTTACCTTGCCTAGTGACGGTCGCTATAAGGTTATATTCGGAAGCGCAGACGCTAATAAATGGTTTGAGTTGTTAGATGTTGCAGGCGGTGAAACTATTGCTTGTCGTGTTGGTGGCATTAGTGCTAGTGACCCGTCAGTAGGATTTAGCAAGGCTTGTTACTACCTACAAACAGATTCAACTGAGCCAGTTAATACTGAAGAGTCAACAGAGCCTGACCCTAACGCACCTGACCCTATGCCACCTATGGTTCATGATGACCCTAATAGTGGAAATATGGGGATGCCTGAAGTTAACACAGCTTTTAACATGGCACCAGCAGTAGGCTCAAGCACTATGGACATTAGACCAACTAGTGATTTCGGCAATGGTGCTGGACGTTCGTCAGGTGAGGCTAGATTCGTTTGCCAGCCTAGCCACATGGCTAATGATGACCCGATTGTATTCCCGAATCAAGGTGGTGTAAGTCATCATCACACATTCTTTGGAAACACAGAGACTAGCGCTAATGCGGATGTAAGTCAGTTTCATAACTTTGGCAATTCAACATGTGCTGGCGGCATCGCTAATCGTTCAGCTTATTGGGTGCCAAGTATGATTGATACGGCTACAAACAAGCCAATCAAGCCAATGCGAGTGCGAGTGTACTACAAGACAAACCGTCCTGATTTGGTGAATAAACCACCAGTAGGCTTACGAATGATTGTAAAGCCTCATGTTTATGGCAGACAAACCCGCTATACCTGTAACGACCAATACGGAAGTAGGACATATGACAGTCTGCCTAATTGTAATATTGGCGACACAGTTCAGTACATGCTTAGCTTTCCTAACTGTTGGGATGGCATAAACCTAGATAGTCCTGATCATACAAGTCACATGGCTTTTGGTGGCTATTCGTCTGCGTGTCCAGCTTCACACCCCGTCATGATTCCTGAAGTTACTTTTAATATTGACTATCGTGTAGGTACACCAATACAAAACTGGCGTTTAGCTAGTGATAGGATTGGCGAAGCATCAGGTTATTCAATCCACGGTGATTGGGTTAATGGTTGGGAAGCAGGAACGCTAGAGCATTTACTTAACAATTGCCATAAAAAAGGCACTAACTGTCACGCCTACCTAATCGGTGGCGGTTTAACTACGTTCTAATGGCTTTTTCAAATTCATATACCCATGACCAGTTAAACGCTAACTTTTCGGTCACTAACGCAGCAGGTACAGCCGATGCTGGTATATCTGCTGGCGGCGCGCCTAGTGGTGGATGGGGAACAGCTACCACTAACACGCCATCTGGCGGTGGCGGTGCTACTGGCCCAAGCGCACCCGATGCAGGGGAAAGTGGGTATATTTATTTTGAAGCATCAGGTACGTCAGCAGTAGATGTAATTGATTTTAAGCCTGATGCAGTATTCGACAATACTATACAGAACATAACAATAACAATACGCACGAACCTGAATTATGATACGAATTCTCACATAATTCCTGAGTACACAACAGTTGCAAGCCCAACTGAAAACGATTGGCATTCACTCTCTCTTATTGATGGCACATCGACAGACACATGGGTAAGCATTGTTTTAGATTTATCTCAAGCTAATGGTGTTAGAAAGTCATCAACCCTAAAGTATAGACTTAGGTTTGAGACTAACGGGGTATTTAGTAACGACTTTGCAATATCCACAGTTGATGAGGTCGGCGTTGATGCTACGATCTTAGACACGCCAATTGAATCACTGATAACGACAGATAATCTATTTGAAGAAAACTTTGCTCTAACAGATAGAAGCGGTGCAAGCCAGGCAGAGCTGTCACAAAATTCAGGCGGTTTATGGTGTTACTCCACGTCTGGCACTGGCACTGGCGGCACTGGACCGAGTGCGCCACCAGTAGGGTATGCGGGCTTTGTTTTCGCGGAGACATCTGGCTCTACGGCTTCTGACACTTGGGCGTTAACGCGAAGTAAAATATTTGACAATACCGCAGATGGTGATTTAAAGGTATTCGTAAAGCACAATAAAAATGCTATTGCCACAGGTAATATGCTATTTCAGTATGCAACTGTTGCATCACCAACAGAGCCAGACTGGACAACCTTAACAACCATTGCGATGAATGCTACTGATGCATGGGTGGACGATGAGTTTGATTTGTCTGTAGCCGAGATCGGTAGCCAATCAACTATAAGGTATCGCATTAAGTTAGATTTGCCTGAAAGCTTCGCGGCTGACTGGGCTATAGCTGAAGCAAGAGAGGTTATTTATCCCGCAGCAGGTGGTGGAGGGGCAACAGACTACGCACTAACCTGCGATGCTGGTTCATTCTCTATAGCAGGTCAAGACGCTGATTTAGTCTATACGGCTGGCGCAACCAACTACACGCTAACATGTGACGCTGGTTCTTTTGCGATAACAGGCCAAGATGCTGCTCTGAATTATTCGGCAGGGGCTACAGCATACACGTTAGATTGTGAAGCTGGATCGTTTACTATTGCAGGACAAGACGCAGCCCTAAACTATACAGAAGGCGCAGAGAATTTCACGCTAGATTGTGAAGCTGGCGCATTCACCATAACAGGGCAAGATGCGACACTAAATATAGGCTCATTAGCAACCAACTACACATTAACTTGTGAAGCTGGCGCGTTCTTAATTGGTGGACAAGATGCAGACCTAACTTACACAGAAGGCGCGGAAAACTTTACATTAGAGTGTGAAGCAGGAGCCTTTGTTATTGACGGGCAAGATGCTGAGTTAGTTTATGTGTCTAATGCACCTGTTAATTACACATTAGTTTGTGAGGCTGGAAGCTTCAACATTGATGGCCAAGATGCTAGTTTATTATTAAACGGTGTAGATCAAAATGAAGGCTCTCACGGCTTTGAGACTAGCGGCTCATCGTTTAGGCATGGGCGCAGAGTTCCACTGCCGTTTCAGACCACAGAAACACGCAAGTCTAAACGCTTAAGACGTAAGCTAGAAAAGGTCGAAAAAGAACGCGCTAAAGTTAAAAAGTTAATTGCTGATACAAGTAAGTCAAAAGCAAAAGATAAGGCTACACAGGCCGCTATAGACAAGTCTAGAGTCTATGAGGCGCTATTAACACAGCAAGCTAATGAATTAAATGAAAAGCTGATAGCTTTAGTTGGCAGCTTTGAGCAACAAGCTCACGATGAACTAGCAGCATATCAGGTAAGAAAGCAGCAAGCAGAAATTGAGGCCGCAAAAGAGCAATTCATACTAGAAGATATAGCTCGGAAACAGGCAGCCGAGTCAGACGATATGATTTTTATAATGGCTATGTTAGCCGCAGCATAAGGATAGATTATGGCAACAGTTACTAAGACAGTTAAATTTGAGGGTGTTTTCTTTAAACAAGGTGACAGCGTGAAAGATAAAGACATTGCAGAACGAATGATCGAGCAGGGTTTTGCTGTTGCTGAGAAGCCAAAGAAAGCCAAAAAATGAATGAAGATAAATTAAGGTTAGACCAGGACAAGGCGCAACAAGCTAAAGAGTTGTTAGATAATGAGCTATTCCAAACTATCTTTACAGACTTTGAGGCTGATGTCATTGAAACCCTAGCTAATTGCCCTGTTAGAGACACAGAGGGGCGCGATATATTATTAATGTCCTTACAGGTAGGGCGCAGAGTAAAAGGCGTTCTAACGGGCTATATCGAAACAGGCAAATTGGCTACAGCTAACTTACAGCCACCTAAACCAACATTAGTATCAAAGATTAAACAAGCATTTTAATATAAAAGCTTTAAAGAATATCCGCACGTAACGGATATAGCCACCCTAGCGGTGGTTTTTTTACGTCTATAAAAAGGAGTTATACACATGAGCGACCAACCTGATGAGGGAGTCCAAGACTTAGCAGATGCATTTTCTGAGGATCCAATTGAAGAAATCGAAGAGCTTAAAGAAGAAGATGAGCAAGTAGATGACGAGGACGGACAACCCGAAGAAGAAGATGAGGATGAAGAGTCTGAAGCAGATGAAGAAGAAACAGAGCCAGAAGAAGAAGCGACAAGTGATGGTGAAAAATTCAAACTTACTGTAAAGAACGAACGTGGTGAGGATGAAGAAAAAGAACTAACACTAGAAGAGCTTGCAGAAGGCTACATGCTTTCAAGTGATTACACGCGGAAAAGACAGGCCGAAGCGGAAACGGTAAGGCAAAAAGAAGTTGAGTATCAAAACGCATTCATTCAGACACAAACGCAATCAGCCGAGCAAATAGAGCAGCTAAAGGCTTTTGTGATTCAGAATGCAGCGCCAGAACTAGCAGAACTAACGCCACAACTAGCCGCCACAGACCCATCCAAATACGTAGCGCTACAAGCGAAGTATGAATCGGTACAGCAAACGCTTTCACAGTTAGACCAGACCAAGACCGAAACTATGGCACAGTCTGAACAAGTTGAAATGCAAGCTAGAGGTCAAAGGCAAGAGCAGGACAAGGCATATATAGTAGAGCATATACCAGAGTTTAAAGACAAGGAATATCAGTCGAAAATGACAGACTTTGCCCATAAAACTTATGGCATTACACAACAAGATTTGGCATTTCTAACATCCGCGCCTGTATTTAAAGCGGGCGGTATTTTAGATGGTGGCAAGTTAGTGCATATGCTTCATGACGCTATGAAGTTTCGTAGTCTTGAGACTCAGAAACCTATACAAATGAAGAAAGTTAAAGCAGCACCAAAAATCATCAGACCAAAAGCGCCCAAGCCTAAAGCTAGTCGCAATCGTAAGGCAGAAGAACGTCTTAAGAAATATGGTCGTGTTGAAGATTTGGCTGCATTTTTATAAAAGGATAATAAAATGGCACAACCAACCAATACACATGACACCTATGATAACGTAGGCACACGTGAAGATTTACAAGATAAGATTTACAACACATCACCAGAATCAACACCAGTTCTTTCTAGCATTGGTCGCTTAACAGCTACTAATACTTTACATGAATGGCAACGTGATTCACTAGCTGCACCTGATGCTGATAACGCGGCAATTGAAGGCGATGACGTAACGGGTGAAGCGGTAACACCTACGCAGCGCGTTGGTAACTATACACAACTGTTTGATAAAGTTGTTGTTGTATCTACAGATGTTAATACTGTTAAAAAAGCAGGTCGCGGTAAAGAAATGGCTTATCAAAAAGCTAAGAAAATGAAAGAGCTTAAGCGTGATATTGAGGCTATGATTTTGTCTAAAAATCCAGCCGTTGCAGGTAACAGCACTACAGCCCGTAAATCAGCAGGTTTAGGTACTATGATTTTCACCAACGTATCACATGGTGGTTCAGGTGCTACAACAGCGCACAACTCAGGTGCGGCAACTACTGCTAATACTGCTGGTACTAATCGTACATTTACTGAAGCGTTGTTAAAAGGCGTTATGGAATCAGCAGCGACTAATAGCTCTGACGTTCCATCAATGTTAACTTTAACACCTTCTCATAAAGGTGCATTCTCAGCTTTCACAGGTATTGCGGCTAATCGCCATCAAGTATCTAAAGGCAAGCAAGGCGTGATTGTTGGCGGTGCTGATGTTTACATGTCAGACTTTGGTGAGATCATGGTTGTACCTAACTATGTACAAGCTTCTGCTAACGCTAACGCAGCTTATGTGCTTAACCCTGAAGGCTTGGCGGTTGCTTATCGTCAACAGTTCAAATCTGATGCTCTTGCTAAAACAGGTCACTCTGAAAAAGCATTGATTAGCGCTGAATGTTGCCTGGTGGTTAAAGATGAGAAATCACAAGCAAAAGTTGATAACTTAACAGCTTAAGTAGTTGGTAATGAATAGGGCGGCTTTCGGGCTGCCCTTTTTAATGGGGTAAAAATGGCAATCATACATAAAGACATTGATAGAACCACAGGCATTATCACTAAGGTTCATGACGTAGGCAATAAGCTTTCTATTGAGAAAACTTACGATCCCACTGATATGGTGGAACACGCTAAAACAATGCGAATTGAGTCAGAAGGCCAAAGATGGGGTGAATTTAGGCAAATAGGCATTATTCCTATGGCTGAACTATCAAAAATGATGCGGCATGATGATGTGTCAAAGCAAGAGCTACATAAGTGGCTAAAGAAAAATCCAGAATATGTAACTTTCAGTAAATTCTTAAAAACAGGGGCTAAAGGATGAGTTTTGCACAGCTACAAACAGACATAGCTAATTTTACTCATAGAGCAGATTTAGCGGCGGTTATTCCTACATTTATTAAGAGTGCTGAAGCGGAATTTAACAACAAACTGAAAACCCGTGATATGGAGACAGCTTTTGCAGAAACAGCCCTCACAGATGGTGCTGTAGCCCTGCCTAGCGACTTTGAATCGTGGAAGGTGGTATGGACTACCACAAACGGCAATAGGACGTTAAAAGCGGCTACAAACGAATATATAAGAGCCAGGCCAAGCAACACTAATGCGCCTATTTATTATGGACTAGAAAATAGTAATTTAATTTGCTGGCCTTCTGGTGGAAGTGTTGCAGGTATTTATTATCAGACAATTCCAAACATGGCAGATAACGACACTAATTGGCTGTATGAGTCGCGCCCTGATGTGTATTTATATGAAGCGTTACGACACGCTAACATTTACATGAAGAATGCGAATGATGCGGCTCAGTATGCAGCGTTATCACAATCAATTATTCAAGACATACAAAGTAAAAGTAATGCTCAATTAATCTCAGGCGGCCCACTATCGGCTAGGGTTAGATAATGAAGCTATTAGGATACGCGCCAGATGTAGATCAAACAGTTGAAGGCGTGATTGTTGACTGTGAAGCTTTTATCCCTACTGAAAAGGGAATGCAAGCAGCGCCAACGGCTGAAAGTGCAGGCGCGGCGGCTTTAGCGGCTGTTTGCTTTGGTGGTGCTTATGGTCGTGACTTAGATGATAGTTTTAGAGTGTTTGCTGGCACAGCGACTAAGCTATATGAGCTATCAGGCTCATCATGGACGGATATAACAAGGGTAAGCGGTGGTGATTACACGCTAGGGGCGGATAGCTATTGGCGCTTTGCTCAATTCGGCAACACTATGTTAGCAGTAGCTAAAACAGACACATTGCAAGCGAGTGGAGCTGGTGCTTTTGCTGATGTATCAGGCGCACCATCAGCATCAATTGTTGAAACAGTTAGTAATCAGGTGTTCTTGTTTGATACGAATGAAGGCACTTATGGCGACAGCCCTAATAGATGGTGGTGCAGTGCATTAAGAGATCATACTGATTGGACACCATCAATTTCAACACAATCAGCTACAAACACATTACCTTCTGCTAGTGGACGTCTTACAGCAGGGAAAAGATTTGGCGAGCAGATTGTAGTATATAAAGAACGTGCCATGTATATAGGCACTTATGTTGGCGCTCCTGTTATATGGGATTTTAGACAAATAGCTGGCGAGGCTGGATGTAGTTCAAATGAAGCCGTTATTAATATCGGTTCGGCTGATAATCCAGTACATATTTTCATGGGTGTTGATGACTTCTGGCGCTTTGATGGTGCTAGACCTTCACCTATTGGATCGACATTAAGAAAAACAGTGTACGAAGAATTAGACGCTAAACTTTCATACAAGATTAAGTCTTTACATGATCGCATTAACCAGCGTGTTTATTTCTATTACCCATCTAAAACAGGTGGCGGTGCTGTTGATAAATGCGTTGTGTACCATTACCGCAAGAATCAATGGGGGCGTGATGATAGAACGGTTGAAGCTGCTATGGAATTTATCGGTGGCGGCGTTACTTATGACACGCTAGGCGACATATCAGCAACTTATGACGGCTACGATGCTGGGCTAACCTTTGATTCACCTTTTTGGACATCAGGCGCAGAAGCGCCAGCAGTGTTCAATGGCAGCCACGTATTGCAGACATTAAGCGGTGCGGCTGTCAATAGCTCATTTACTATGCACGATATTGGCGATGATACGACATATAACTTGTTAAGTAGAGTTAAGCCTGTTTGGTTAGGAAAGCCAACATCAGCATCAATGGTTAATTTCTATAAATACAATCAAGGCGATAATTTGATTGAAGATGTTGAAACCACTATGAATGAGTCTAGATTTGATTTGTTTAGGTCGGCAAGAATACATAGGTTTAGATTTAATTTAGTTGGTGATTGTGTTGTTAGTGATGTAAACGTATTTTTGCAAGGTGAAAGCTTTGAATAAGATTAGCTTAACAGGACGTATTCTTAATGAGTACAACAGGCAAACACAGCAAGAAATAGCCAACTCTATAGAATCATCAATTAATCAAGCAGCAGATGGCTACTTATTCCCTGTTATGCCTATTACGGCTAACTACACCATGAATTTAAATGACTGCTTAATTCCAGTTAATGCGGCTAGTGGCGTGGTAACGGTAACATTAAAGCCTGCTGAAGAATGTAAGCAAAAAATGGTTATTGTTAAAAAGACTGATGCTAGTGCAAACGCCGTAACAGTTGATGGCAATGGTAGCGAAACAATAGATGGCGCGACTACAAGCGCATTAAGCAGCCAATGGGAGACACTTAGAATTATGTCAGACGGGGCGCAATGGCTAGTCATCTAATAGATATTATTCATCCTAACCATATTGCACAGATATGGCCTATTGTTTTGCCGATGTTAGCCCCTTGTATGAAGCGGTCAACAGGTGAAATGACAATAGAGCAAATGCAGGTCAGGGCAATTGATGGCGCATGGCCTTTGATGGTTTATGTTGATGATGGAAAGATAGTAGGCGCATTGATATTTGAATGGATAAATTACCCTAACGACAGGGTTATGTTTATCAATGCAATAGGCGGTAAAACAACACAAGAACATGTGGAAGCAATGTACCAGTGGGCGAAAGCAAGCGGGGCAACTTCTGTTAGAGGTGCGGCACAAGAGGCGGTCGCAAGGCTTTGGAAAAAGCAATATGGATTTAATAAAATAGCGCATATAGTGGAGAAAAGACTATGATTAACTGGTTTCAGAAGTATCTAGGGCTGTTTAGCTTTAGCTTGGGCGGTGGTAGTGGCGGCGGTGATACAACAACCGTTCAAAAGGCTGATCCGTGGTCGGGCGTTCAGCCTTACATTACTGATTATTTGCGTAAAGGCCAAGATGTAACAAACTCACCATATCAGTTCTATAACGGCGATAAGATTGCAGGCTTTAGCCCAGAGCAAGAAGCTGGAATGAACCTTAATACGCAGCGAGCATTAGCTGGCAGCCAAACGCTAAACTCAGCTAATCAGAATATTACTGATACGCTTAATGGAAACTACTTATCACCAGATTCCAACCCATTCTTAAAAGGTAATGTTGACCAAGCAATGGGTGATGTACAGAGCCGAATTAATAGCCAATTTAATAACAGTAACTTTGGCGGCTCGGCAAATCAAGAAACATTACAGCGTGGTTTAGGTGAGGTTGCTAATAACATGTATGGCGATAACTACTCTCAAGAGCGTGGCAGACAATTGCAAGCATCAACACAAGCACCAACACTAGCTAATGCTGATTACATGGACGGCGCAGCACTTCAAGGCATTGGCGCACAGCGCCAAGGACTAGCACAAAGCTACCTAAATGAAGCTTCAGGCCAATTTGACCAAGCCAATCAATTCAAGTTCGACCAATTAAACCGTTATGGCGATGTTGTTCGAGCAGGGCAAGGCGTAGGCGGAACCACAACAGTTAGCGCAGATGGTGGCGGCTCAAGCCCTATTGCTGGCGCATTGGGTGGCGCTGCTACAGGTTATGGCATTGGTAATGCTTTAGGCGCTGGTTTCGGACCGTGGGGCGCTGGTGCTGGTGCTTTATTAGGCTTATTGGGATAAGGGGAAAAATATGAACTACATTAACAATTCTTTAGGATTAGCTGGGATGTTCTTGCCACAGTCACAAGGCGGCGTAGGTGGCTATCAGTCATATGCAGCACCACAGCAGGCGCAAGCGCCATCTTCAAACTTTCAGCCTTCACAATTACCAGAGGCTTTACAGCCTTATGTCAACAGGATGACTAATAACGCCTCTAGCGCATTGTATGGTGGTTTGCAAGGGTATCAGCCACAATCTTTATTTTCAGGCGATGCTGGCGGCGAGGCGATACAAACAACCGCACCTCAATTCAACTTACAATCAGCCATGCAAGGCCAAGAGGGTGGATTATTCGGCAATCGCGCATGGATGAAGGGCTAAAAGATGGCAGATCAATATGATTTAAACAAAGCTTTTTCTAGCCCATTAGTGCAGATTGGATTAGGCATATTAGCTAATAACAATAGTAGAAATACAGGCCAAGTTTTAGGCCGTGGCGCACAACAAGGCATTGCAGCCGCGCAAAGGTTTAAACAATTAGACTTACAAAATGCTATTAGGCAAGAGCAGATTAAAAATCAGACTGAAATGATAGGTCTTAGAAGTGATCAGTTTAAAAGACAGCAAGAGCGTGACGCAAAGCAAGCCGCAGCGATAGAGAAATGGAAAATAGACAATCCTGAACAAGCCAGCTTAATGGATATTAGCCCTTCTGCTGCCCTTAAAGCGGCTAATCCAACAATGCAAAATGGCGTTCCATCAACCGACTTGAAATTTGACGGGCAGGGGCGCGGGTTTATGATTAATCGCAGAGAAACAGACCCCTCTAAGTTTGCAACACCAATCCTGATGAATGGCGCACCAATAACGGGCGCTCAATACTCTACAGGCCTAACAAAAGACCTTGCAAGAAATAAAGCTATCGGAACTAATGATGTTACGCCTACAGATATGATACCTGGAAAAGTGTTAACCAAAACTCAAGTGGTTAACCAAGCAACTGGCACTATGCAAGTTCCAGCAGCAGTGCAAGCACAGCGCGACCAAGGCCGTGATGCTATCTTACAAAGCGAGCTAGAAGCAGAGACACAAGCTTTAGCGGCGGCAACAACACCAGAGCAAGTGCAAACACATGAGCGAAATATCGGCTTATTAAATCAAGAACTAGGCAATGAACCTGCCCCTATTGGTATTAAAGTGCCTACTAAGGCAGAAGAAGCGGCAAGTGTTGAAGCGGCAAAGTTAGGCGCTAAAAACACGGCTGAAGCATCATCAGAATTGCCGACACTAGTATCAAAAGCAGAAAACGCTCTCAGGTATATTGATGAAATGGTAGGGAGTGAAGATGGAACGATAAAGCCCCATGCTGGGTTTAGTGATTATGTAGGGGCAACACTACTCCCGTGGGCGAGCAATATTGATGGCACTGATGCCGCCGATTTTAAAACGAGAGAAGATCAGCTAAGCGGCGCGGCTTTCTTAGAGGCGTTTGAATCCTTAAAGGGCGGCGGTCAAATCACTGAAGTCGAAGGGAAAAAGGCAACTCAGGCCATTCAACGGATGAATAAATCATTGAGTGAAAAAGAGTATGTAGAGGCTGCTAGAGATTTTCAGTCCGTTATTAGGGCGGGTGTAGATAGGGCTAAAGGGAAAGCTGGGAAGCAGCCATCTAGCAATTCAAGTTCAAACAATAAAGTAATGAAAGGCCAGGTCATGGATGGCTATAAATTTAAAGGCGGCGATCCAGCAGATGAAAATAATTGGGAGGCTATTTAATGGCTAAACCGTGGGAAACGTTTGCAACGTCAAATGCTAAACCGTGGGAAAACTTTAAGCAACCATCGCCATCAGCAAAACAAGAAATCCCAAGCATAACAGATGGAATGTCTACCTATAACAAGCTCATGGTTGGCATTGGTCAAGGGATGTCTAGTATTGGTCGTGGAATTGGGCAATTGAGAAATGAGCAGTATGACGCGCAGGCCGAGACATTTCCAGCGTTAGCCATTCCGCAAAGTCAAAGAATTGGAGTGAAAACGCAAGCTGATATTGATAGGGCAAAAGTTCTTGACAAGCCTATTTTAGATACTGGCGCAGGGAAGGTGGGGAGTGTTGTAGGACAAGCTGCACTGGCTTCCCCTGCTATGTTTGTGCCAGGCGCTAATACCTACTTAGGCGCTTCTATGACTGGTGGCGCTATTGGCATGACTCAGCCTGTAAGTGAGGGTGAGTCTAGAGCCGTGAATACAGCTTTAGGTGCTGGTGGTGGGTTATTAGGACAAGCAGGAGGCCGCGCGATTGGCAATGTCATTACTAAGAGGGTGGCGGCTAATAAGTTGGCTCAAGCGCAGAATGCGACAAGGGATGCAACAGCTAAAGCAGCTAAAGACGCTGGTTTTAAATTGCCACGATCTTTATACAACCCGTCAAGAGCTAGCAACACATTAGAGACTTTCGGCGGAAAGGCTGGCACATTGCAACAAGCGTCAGCGAAAAACCAAGCTATTTTTAATAACAAGGCTAGGCAAGCATTAGATTTGCCAGAAGATACAGCCTTGTCAGTAACGGCTGTCGAGCGCGTTAGAAAGCAAAACTATAAACCTTATGAAGAAATAGCGGCGATTAACACGGGAGCTAAAAATACACTAAGAGATTTGAAACAGGCTCGATCAGACTCAAGCGCGTGGTTTAACTCTTACAATAGGTCAGCCAATCCAGAACACCTATCTAAAGCCCAAGACTTGAAACAAACAGCAGACATAGCAGAGGCGGTTTTAGAAGATTATGCCAATCAAGCAGGCAAGCCGCAGTTAGTCCAGCAGTTGAAGGACGCTAGAAAGATGATTGCTAAAACTTATACTGTCGAAAGGGCAATGAATCAAGCCACGGGGGATATTAACGGGCGCGTTATTGGCAGAATGTTTGACAAGGGCAAGCCGTTAAGTGGCGGGTTAGAAGATATTGGACAGTTCGCGGCAGCATTCCCTAAAGCGGCTCAACCATCGCAAATGAGTGCTGGTGCTGGAATAAGCGCATTAGACCCGTTGGCGGGGGCAGGTTATGGCGCTTTAGGTTCCGCCGTCACGGGGAACCCTACTGGACTATTAGCGGCTGGCATTCCAATGCTCAGAAGCCCCGCTAGGTCAATGGCGCTTTCCAGTGTGATGCAGAAATCACCTATATACGGTGGGAAAGCTTTAAACGCAGCGAGCAGAATATCACCACTATTGCCTTATGTTGGCACTATGGGAGGGGCTTTAACAGCTACCAACTAATTAATAAAAAATCTCTGATTTTGCCATGCCTCATCTTTTTAATGACGTACATCTTAAAAGGGCGAGCAATTAATAGCATCACAAAGAACACAAATGGCATAGCCATTGCAACATAAGCAGAGTTCATAAATAAGCCAGCCTAGTGCTGGTTTTTTTGTGTGTGAAACATAAATATAACATAAAAGAGGTTATCCATGACAGTACCAACCAACATGCAGGATTTAAGCACTACTGAGTCAGCAAATTCCCCATCAGGCAGCGAAAACCCTGTTAGCACTGACAACCACTTAAGAGCCATAGGCGCTATTGTAAGAAGAACAAATGCAAAAGGTGCTGATATAGCATCAAGTGGAACCACGGACATAGGCGCCGCTACTGGTGAATTTATAGACGTAACAGGAACGACAACAATTACCAGTTTAGGCACTATAGCTGCTGGAATCACAAGGACGGTACGTTTCACAGGGGCATTAACATTAACGCATAACGCATCAAGCTTGATATTGCCTTCTAGTGCGAACATAACCACAGCTAATGGCGACACAGCCATATTCAGGTCGTTAGGCTCTGGCAATTGGAAGTGTATTAGCTACACAAAGCAAGACGGTTCGGCGCTGGTTATTGCCGGCGCTGATTCTAGTAAATTAGATGTCTCAGCCAAAGCAAGCCAAGTAGAAGCAGAAGCAGGCACAGATAATGATAACTACATGACCGCGTTGCGAGTGAAGCAGGCTATTGACGAGAACGCAGCTACAGATTATGCAATAGGTGTTAGCCAAACTTGGCAAGACTTGTCAGGCTTAAGGGCGCATAGCACCTCATACGAAAATACAACAAGCAAGCCTATTATGGTTAGCCTCACTTATAGTAGTGCTAACTATGCACAAGTTAGCACCGATGAATCAACATGGGTGAATATAGGTAGAACAAGTGGCGCTGCTGTTGGCAGCTTTTCATTTATAGTCCCTATTGGTCACTTTTATAGAGTGAACGGATCAACAACCATTACTGATTGGGCAGAACTTAGATGATAGTTTTCGCATTTTGGGGCTTAGTCATATTAGAGCTATTGCTAGCTATATTCTTTCCGTTATGGGCTATTGCGTTGGCTGTATTTTTGTTTGTGATAGTGCCATTTGGCCTAGCTTCTCACGTTAAGCAAGTTAATTTAAACAAGTTCCCATTGTATAAATTAGAAGTGCCTAAAGATATGCGTGAAGTATGGGAAAGCCGTTTAGTAATGTCTGTTTTATTCGAGTATTACAGCTTATTTATCGTGCCTATTGCTTGTATGTTTATCTGCAAAGAAAAGCGCACTGATCGCGTTAAAAGAATTGATCCTAATGACTACGCTTACACAATGGAGCGCGAGTATTTAATCGACTTATTCAGATGGTGGAATACGCACGACAATGCAGCCGATGAGGGTTATTGGGCGCTATATTCTGATGAGGATGATTGGGATAACTTCACGATGGATGAGTACAACGCTCAAACGCTGCTAGGCACATTAAGGCGTTATTACTGGCGTGTATGGT